TTCGCCCGCCACGCTGCATAGCCCGCATACGAGCCTAATTCGGCCTCTTGAACCTCCAGGAGTAGGGTTCTAGCCGCAAACGTCTGCCCCAAAGCCGTGAACGCCGTTGTGTTTACAATGTCGTTTCGGTCAAGGAAGTCTTTGAGTTTTAGCCCTGGGTCGTCGAACTGAACGAAAGAGAACTGGCAAAAACTCGATGTGTCCGTCAGAGGTTGATCGAATGGCGTTCCCGCTGAATTGACTGGGTATTTAACTGGCGTTGATCGATCCTTGGCAAGAACCTTTTCTTTGGTCACGAATGAATCGATCTTGAATATCGGGATCCATGTTGCCGGGTCTGGATTGGCTTCGCTGTTCTGCTTTTGTTCTTCCGTCCCTGTTTGAAATCGAGCCGTTACCAGCCAGTAAAGAGCGTGCTTTTCCTCTCGATCGCAGTCCACGCTATCGCAAATCAAGCCTAATGGCCCGTAGAGCAATCCCGCCCGAGGGAGTCCAGGCGTATCGTAGAGGATACTCTGGCGGTTGGATGTAACTTGATCGGTCTTTACTCGATAGTTCCAAGTTTCGCCTAGGATGAGTTGAAAGCCTTGGCCCTTGCGAGCAAAGCCGGATCCCTTGCGAAGTTCCGCGCCGACTAGTTCGTTCGACATTATCTAGCCCCCGCTAATCTTGGTGCTGTCAATGCAAGTTCGTTGGCCTTTCGAGCCTCAACCAGCATTTGGTCTTGGTATTTCTTCCGCTCTGCTTTTTCCGCTGCGTCGGTTCGCTGATTCAACAGGAATGCAAAGGCCTCTTTGGATCCGGCTTTCAAGGCAGGGGCGATGTTTTTGGCGATTTCTGCTGCGGGGTCGGATAGCTTTTGCTGAACCTGAGCTTGCTTGGCAATGTTCGCTTGCCCCATCGATCCGGCTTGCTGCTCTGGCGTCAACTGAGCGAAGAGGCCCCGTAACCTCTGGATTTCCGCTGTGGCTTTTTGCTTGTCGCTCATCATTTCTTTTTCGATCGCTGCCGATTCGCTCATCGCGTCTTTGCGTTGCTTCTCGGCATCAACCATCTTTTGCATATTCTCAAAACGCTCGATGTCTTGCTGCTTATAGCCGTCCCTAGCCTGCTTTTGCCGCCTTGCCTCATCGTCGCCTAGCGTGAGCTTGTCGTATTCTTCGCGTAACTTGGATAGGTCGCCAAAAGCCTTCTTTTGAAATTCGATATCGGCCTTGAGTGTGTTCACCCGAAGATTCTCGGCCCTGGTTCGCTCCATTTCAGCTTCGGCAAGCCGCTTTGATTGCTCGACTTGTTCGGCCTTCTTCTTAGCTATTTCGCCCTCTTGATTGGCCGCCCTAATCAACGCCGCTTCTCGGTCTAGCTCCGCATCCTTTATTTCTTGACTCTTGTCTAGCGTTGCGTTGAGGCCATCCATTACCGCGCCGACTAGCCCCGAGGTTAGGTCCAGATTGCGAACCGACTTGGACGCGCTTTCGATACCCGTACCGATCCCTGCAAAAAGCGAAGCGTAGGCATCTGACGCTAGCTTGATGTTAAACCCGATGATCCCTCGCTCACCGCCGCCCTCGCCTCCAATGCCCTCCCTGAGCATCCCAGTAACTTGCTTGAGCATCGGCATCAAGTCAGTCCCAAGGCTTATCGCTGCCGCCTTGATTTCGCTTTCCATCTTTGCGAACTGGCCCGACATGGATTGCGATAGCCGCTCATTCATGCCGAAGAATAGCCCGCCCTCCGATGTGGCCGTCTGAAATGCCTTTGCCACCATCTCAGCGGATATCTGGCCGTCCTCCATCCGCTTCTTTAGCTCGACCATGCTGATACCAGTGGTCCGGCTGATCTCTTGTAGCGGATTGAATCCCGCATTGACCATCTGCAAGACTTCTTGCCCCATCAACCGGCCCGCTGCTTGGGTCTGCCCAAAGGCCAACGAAAGGCTCTGAAACTTGTCGCGATTGCCAAGACTGATCGCCGCTAGCCGCTCAAGGTGCTGAGATACCCGCGTCGATTCAACGCCAAACTGCATTAGGGTCTGCCCGGCCCTAGCGAATTCGCCGTAGTTCAATGGGCTTTGAACGTCGAGAAGCTTGAATTCTTTCAGAAGCGTGTTGGCCCTAGATGCCGAGCCCGTCATAACCTCGAAAGCGATCGCGTTATTCTCTAGTTCCGTCGCAAGCAAAACGGATTTCTTGATCGCCTGAAACCCTGCCGCGATGCCGATGTATTGGCCTGCTGCCGCTTGAAGTGACCGAAGCGATATTGCTTGACCGTCAACCGTCCTCGATGCGTCTTGCGTCGCTTGGGCCAGTCGCTTGGTCGCTGCCGTCTGCTGTTCGGTCTGCTGGGTTGCGATACCGTACTTGGCGATTAGATGGTTTTCAGCCTGGACGAATTGCTGGATGGTTATCGCGCCTTCGCGTAGCCCCTTCTCAAACGATGCCATTTGAGCCCGGAACTTATCAAGCGGGGGCTCGGACTGCTTTAGGATAGCAGTCATGCTTCGTAATTCGGTTCGGGTGAACTCGCCGCCGTCGGCATTCATTCCGATTCGAATATTTGCTACGTTGATCGTCTGGGCCATAGCTACCTACCTCCGAATCCAAACATCGATTTCACTTGGTTCGCCATCGCTTTGCAAGACGCCGCCGACTGCTTGAGAATCGAGGCTGCGCTAACCTTGGGCCTGTAGAAGCGATCCGGCATAAAATCCGATGCGTCGGGCGGTTCTTCGTCCCCGCGTGCGTAGAGGGGCAAATAGAGGGCTTCCAAGAGCTTCGCAGTCTGCATCCAGCGTTCCCCCATTGGTTCGACCATGTCCCACGCTAGCCACTGATTTAAGGCCCCAGCGGGTAGACTTTGCATCCACGCCGCCGGATCCTGGATTCCCCATTTTAGGCAGAGCCTAAACGCCACCTTTAGGCGTCGGCTCTTTCTGATTTTTTTGCAAGGGCCTCAATCTCCCCTTGGTCGTACTTGTTAATTTCTAGGCACTGATCGTAAAGAGGCCCGACAACCGACCTAGGAAGATCTCGCAGTACGTTAGGGTCCATTACAACCCGCTGCCCCGATTCGTCTCGAAGACAGTAGGCAACCATAACCCGACGATGTGCTGTCCAGTCATAGCCTTTTTTGGTTTGCAGTTCGACTTCCATGCTAGCCGCATCCGATTCGGATAGCTCATGGATGAAGTATTGCTTGCCCTTGACCGTGACAGGCTCGACGGCCAGATCACGCTTTGCAAGGCTCAAAAAATCGTCTTGGCTACTCATCGTCCTCTTCGTCCTTTGCTTGTTGAACTGCCTTGAGTGCCGCCTCGACAAAAGACCGCGAAACCTGTTCGGGCGGTTGCACTTTTGCAGGATAGCCCTGGATCGTTTCAAGTTGCATTTCAAGCGATGCGATTTCCTCAGCCGTCAAGGCATCGTAAGGAAACTGTACGCTTATTGTGACTTGGACCTGCGAGGTTTTGCCAAACGGCAAATAGCCGACAAGCTTACCGCCGACGCGGATCTGGCACTGATTCAAATCCCGCTCGATCCCAGTAGCCAACGATATTCCACGCTGGCGATTCAATTCAAAAACCATCTTCGATCAATCCTTAGGCTGGGGTAAATGTTACGTCGGTCGCGCCGTCGAACTGGAGCTTGTAGCTGCCCTTCATAACTTCGCCTTTGCCAAGCTTTGGCGTCTTAACTTCCTTGACAAACGCCGTCCCTTGAAGGCTTCCTGCCCCTGGAAAAGTGATCGTCACGGAGGTGCCAGCGTAAGGCTCCGAAGTTGGAATCATCGTAGCCGCGAAGGGAATTGCAGCTCCGAGCCAATTGAAAACAACATCGACTTCGGGATTCTTGCGAAGGTCCGAAGGTCGAAGCGCCTCAAACCCCGTTGTGTCAAGGCTCGAAATATCGAGCGAATCGACGCTAATCGTCATTTCGCCGATGGAAACCACCTGAGTAGTGATAAGGCTAGTCCCGGAGATTGAGGCTCCGAGTCCGGTGTCTGCAACTGTCAACGCTGCCATGTTTAAGGCTCCTGGTAATGGATCAACATATCAAACGAAACTATGTACCGATGTTCCTGGTTGCCGTCTGTTGGCGGCTCCTGCATGTATTCATCGCTGCCGGAATCAAAATCGATCCCGCAAAAAGTGTGCGAACTAACAACGCCCCGAAAGTAATCAATTCCAGTGTCCCTAATCGCTCGACTGATCGAACTTGCTGTGGTTCGCGTCAATGCGTAGCATTCGATGGTAAATCGTGCGTGAGCTAGCTTGCTAAGGCCCTGCAAGTGGCTTTCGCGTTCGGTCGATGTGACGTAATAAACCACCGCTGGAAGCGTAGCATTTTGAACCAAAGCATCGGGGTACATACGCTGCCCGATGAGCGTAGATACCGCCGAATAGCTTAGGAGCTTGGTTCGCAATGCCTCACCGATCGCCGACATGGCTTAACGCTCCCCGCTTACGATGTAGATGTCTTTGCTTGTTTCGCTTGATCCGGCAATAATTCGGATGTGCCGAATACCTTCGAAAACGTCGGGGTTTAGTGCGATGTACCGACTTGCTGCAACAGTCAGGGAGTAAAGGCTAGACCCGTTGTAAAGGTCGAACCAGCTAGCCCCATCGAGCAAGCTTTGAAACGAAAGCGTAGTACTGGCCAATCCGACCGGGGTGACGATCGCAAGGGGCATCGTGCCTTGCAATTGGATCCCGGTCGAG